TTCAGGCGCTTGTTCTCGTCGAGAATTTTCTGGGCGAGGGTCAGGGCTTCGTTCTGCTCACGCTGCGCCTGCTCTTTTAGCCGACGTTCATCGTGGTAAACCTTTTTGTACTGCAGGAACTTATTTTTGACCGTTTTACTATACTCTTCCGAATCCGGCAGCGTCTCAAGCTCATCGGCGAGGTCTTTCGGTAACGGTTCAATATTGCGGTCGGCGGCGGGGACGTCGGACTCTTCTTCAATCTCAATACCGGCGTCATCTACGCCAAGTTCACTATTTAAATCATCATCGTCATCATTCGGGAATCTATAGGCCATTGTCTGCTCCTTGTTGGGCGGCGAATAGCCTGGAGATGTAGTCTTCCTGCTCCGCATAAGGAATCAAGCACGTCATTAGTTTAATAATATAGTCTTCGCTTCCGGTTACGTAAATTCCACTATTAACCAATATATCTTTGGCCGTATCCAACAGGAGCTCTTTTTGCTTCTCAGTTACCATTTTTTGTACCTTTTGGGTATGAACGGAGTGAATACCCCGGGGTTAGTCATCAATTTGTAAGTCACGCGCCGGGCCGTGTTGCTCACGACGCAACTGCTGGTCGTGCGCTATGCGCTCGTTGAGTAGCTTAGTCCGCTGCGTTTGCGTCGCTGCGGCTTGGTAGTCTTTCAGTAATTTGCGGGACTTGTCGTCGCGCTCCAGTATCGGTGTCACCCTAATTTAATCCTCGAAATCGCCAATTAGTAATTTGAATTTAAACCTTTCCAGCATATACAATAGCTCTTGTTTGCTCGCAGTAGATGCTGCAAAATAATCCTCATCGTCGTGGCATCGTCCTATAACCAGAACTTTGTGCAGCTTATTTTTTGCCCCCTCCAAAACATTATCGGGGCTAATATCCAGTCTTGTATAGCCCCCTATAGGCGTTACCTTGCTCATGAAATCTTTTTGGCTTTGATCGCATCGGCCAAGTCGGCTTGCTTTTGCAACTCGACAAGATGCTCTTGCTCGGCGACCGAGTCTAGTGAGAATTGATACAGCGCGTTTACTAAGTATTTTGGAATCTCCATTACTTTCTCCTAATGCCCATTGGGTTTTCGACGACGCCTTCGACGGTATCATCATTTATCAAGCGATAGTCGTGGCCATGTATCACCAGTCTACTGCCTGCGTATGGGCGGGTGATAATGAAATCACCTTTTGAGCACCACGGTCCTGATGGGAACTTGGTTTTATCCAGGTAACAGTCGGGGCCCATATCAACGACAAAGAGGACAGTGGTCAGGGTCTCTTCATTGGCGCGGGTGATATCGGCTTTAATAATAGCACTATCGTCAAATTTTTGCTCTATCTCCGGCACAGCACACAGGATGTGATAGCCGGTGGGTTTGGGCAGTTGTGATGCCATTTTGCCAGTATATGTGGTGGTCTCGGTATCGTCGGTTGTGCCTATTTTTGGGCGATGGTCGTACAATGCTTCAGTTCTATCGGTCACTCGTCATCATCCTCCCCTCGTGCGAGGGTCTGCAGTAAGTGTAACAATTGTCGAAAGGCGTCGATTTTACCGACAATATGCCGGTACTCCGCCCAGTCTTTGATAGCGCCTCTACTCAAGGTGTCGGCGTAGACACTCATGCGCTCTTTGATGTGCTGTTCTAATTGGGTTAAATAGCGCAGGGTCTCGTGGTCCATTGCTTACGTCTCCGTATTTGAACTATTCGCTTCGCTCATAGTCACTTAGTTCTTTCCCTTGGCGCCCCACGCGCTTGAGCGGCTCTTGGCGGCCAGTTTGGCTTGTTCTAACTGCTGCTCCAGAGTCATCTCGTGCAGCCTGACCTCATGGGTCTGGCCGGAGTGATGCTTATGCAGGTCGGTAGCGCGCTTGTTATGGGACTCCTGCGCCTTGGCGTCGAGCTCGAGCTTCTTGGTATGAATATTAGCGGCCAGCGTAGCGCCGGCGGCCTCGCCTTGTTCTTGAAGCTTGGCGCCTTGCAGTTGCAGGCCGGCTTGCTTAAGGGCAATGTCGGCGTCGTCTTTCTTGGCCTTGCGTTGCAGGTCTTGGGCTTTGAGCTGCAGCTCTTGTTGCTGGAGCTGAATCACCGGGTCTTGTTGCTTGGCTTGATTCTCTTGAGCGGTCTGCTCTTGACTATGTTGTTGGAGTAATTGCGTGCTGGCCTGTGCGGCGAGTTTGGACACTTGCAGCTCCATCTCCATGGGGATGCCGGTCTGCTCATCTTCATCCTCGGCATCGGTGCCATAAGTGGGCAGTTGTTGTCCCATAGTCTGCTCGATCTGCTTGCGGTACTCATAGCCCAAGTGCTCGGCGATATGCGCGCTGAGGGTCGCCTCGAGCGCTTGCAGCGCTTGCGGGTTGTTGCCATAGGCGCCTTGCAGGACCTGCATGACCTTGGGGTCGTGCATGGCGGCCATGTGGACTATGATGTGACTCTCGTGATCCTGATAGAGGAACGCCTTGACCGGCTTGCCTTTAAGAATGTCCTGGTTCTCGGTGACCGGATCCCTTGGTTTGGAATCGCCGGGCATGGGTATTAACTTTTGGTAGTCCTTGATGCCGAGGACTTCTAACATCTGCCGGTGTAGTAAAGGCAGGTCATACAACTGCGGGGCGCCTTGCGCCAATTGTAGCACCGCTTGATACTGGACGACCCGTTGGGCGAGCGTGGCGGCGTTGGGGTCGCTGACCGGGATGACGGCAATTTGCTTATAATCGGAACGTTTGGCACTGCGCCCGCCTTCCTCAGGCTCGTAGCTGTAGGATTGGGGCGTGTAGTCTCTAATAATGTCTCTTAAGAGCTGCAGCTCGCGCTTCATCGAATAGTGGATGCGGGCTTGGATCGCCGACATCATTTTTAAGGTCCGTTCCAAGACAGCTAATGTCGTACCGACCGGGCTGTTGGAGCTCATGTCGGACACGGCTAAATCTGCAGAACCTGCAAACTTGCGGCCCTCTTCGACGATGGCTTGTAAGAGCTGGAATAAGGTCTGGCTGGGCTCTTTATAGGGCAGCGGCATGAAATTGTCACGCAGCGTGCCGGACGGGACGTCGACGTCGCGCCACTCGCCGGGGCCTATCGGGGTATCGTCGCCTTTGACCCGCAGGCCGTTGGCTTTGAAGCCGCCGGGTAAATTAGATAGCGTACCGGCGTCGACTAATTGTCTAATTAAGCTGGTACCGGACTTGGCGAAGGAGCCTATTAAGTTGACCAGACCTAAGTTATAAAAGCCAAAGGCCGGGATATAGCCGTAGTGGACGAAGTGGTTGCGGCGGATTTGTTTGGCGTCGTCCGGGTCCCAATTACGGCGGATGGCCAGGATAGTAGTCGTGCCTTTCTCAATGGTGACAATATAGGGCAGCTCGATGCCGGTGGGGTGACCCTTTTTGTCTTTATGCGGGAAATCATCCAGGTCCAGATTGACCTGCATCTCCAGAAGCTTAAAGCGGTCATCCTGGGTGGCGCGGAAGCCCAAGCGCTCGGCGACCTGCTTCTCGATATCGTCCAGGGTATTGGACGGTTCTCCCAGGGGGACGTCGCGGTAGAAGCCTTCGTAAATCAATTTATTGACGTCATTTTTGGACTTGCGCATGACGTGGGTGATGCGCTCGGCGGACTCTAAAGAGGCGGCGCCGTAGGGGACGACTACGTCGTCTGCCGACACGAACATGGAGACTTGGCGGCCTAAATTTATATCGTAATAACATTTCTTAAACGCATTCCCCGCAACCGCCAGCGAGAAGAGTAATTTCTCATGTTCACTGCGGTATTCCACCATGACGTCTACGAGTTGGGTATTCATATCGTCTTGTACGCGCTGTGCTGATTCTTTAAGCGCCTGCGTCTCTTTACCGATTATCTTGGTTTTACAAGGGCCCATGGCAGGAAAGGTACTTTGCATAACCTCAGCCTGAAACTTTACTACTGCCTCGACCAAAAGGGGTGAGGTGACCGAGCAGCAACCAGCCCACGGTTCTGTTTTCTCATCCAAACGCCCCACACCTAACAGCTCAATACCGTCTACATAATTCTGTAACCAATCCCGACGCGACATTTCATCATCTTCGTAATCTGCGATAAGTTCACCCGCTATCTTGGTGAGCTCCGCATCGGAGATGTCTTCGGCCAAATTAGCCCCAAAGTCGTCCTCTTTGTCAGGCGTGATGTCTATACCATTAATGGAGACGGACTCCGGGTCATCAATCTCTATCTCAATTCCAGGGTCGAAACCAGATGGGGGCTGGAGGGCACTGAGGCCTTGTGGCGGTTGGGATAATGAGGGGCTAATGGGCATGGAATCGGCCTTTTTGTAAATTCAAGACTGCCGGTATAACTTGAAGATTGCTTGAAACATGTAATCCGGACACTTTCTTGCCTTGTAATGGGATAATGTGGTCAACATGCCATTCTACGCCAGTTAAGCGCGTGCGCAACTCTGAGAGTATGTAAATCTCTTCCATAAGCCATAAGTCTAGTGGGGAAAGCCATGTTGGTGTGCGCTTCATTTTT